ATGCTTTAACATCAGATCATTATGAAGCTAAATTGGCTAAAGTTAACGTAGAGGCCGCACAACATTTTGAATCTGTAGTTAACCAACAAGCAAAAATATCACAACAAACGCAAGAGGACAAAGATGAACTACAAACTCGCTATGATGGCGTTGTTGCTATGCTGCGCGGGGTGCACAACCCCGGTGTACAAGCAAACGGAAACCCCACCCTTATCGTACCAAGTCAAGGACTCCGATTACTTGAGCCAGATGCAGAAGTTCTTATCGGGTTTGCAAAGCAATGCGCCGATACAGAAATAGAGCGCAACGACGTCATTAATAAATATAACGCACTAATGGTTAAATAATGGAATATTCTAAAAATGGTTTACACCTTACTGAACAATTTGAAGGCTGCCGTTTGCAAGCCTACCCTGATCCCGGCACTGGTGCCGACCCTTGGACTATTGGTTATGGCCATACTGGTCCTGATGTCCATAAAGGCTTAGTGATCACCCAAGAGCAGGCTGAGGCATTGCTCCAAAAAGACGTGCAAAAAGCAGCTGCCGATGTGGCTGCCAAGGTAACTACCGACATTACTCAAAACGAGTTTGATGCTTTAGTAGACTTTGCGTTTAATTGCGGCTGTGGCAACCTAAACAGCTCCACGTTGCTTAAAAAGCTAAACGCTGGAGACATTGAAGGCGCTGCAGAAGAGTTCCAAAAATGGGACCGTGCCGGTGGACATGAGATGGCCGGCCTACTTAAGCGCCGCCATGCTGAAGCAACATTATTCCTAACTGGTATACAATCTTAAGTTTTACAACCTAGGAGGTACCATGATAAGACGAATTTTGTCTTTAGCATGTTTCTTATGGGTATCTGTAAACTATGAACCTGCGGTAGTACAACCAAAGCCGTTTGAGTGGGTTACAGATTCCACGGTCAGTTTAATTATGCGTTTTGAAGGTAAAAGCAAGATAGCCTATCAAGACAGCCAAGGAAACTGGACGATTGGGGTGGGGCATCTAATACGTGATAAAGAGGCGTATATGATGGATAGGACGCTTTCTGAGCATGAGGTAAGGGGTATCCTACACCAAGACCTTAAAAAGTGCACCACGGCCCTTAAAATGGCTGTACGGGTGCAAATAACACCAGAGCAGCGCGATGCCATGCAAAGTCTGTGCCATAACATTGGGCCAGACAATATGGTTCGATCTTCAGTGGTGTATTACCTAAATGAAGGCAACCCCCAAAAGGCAGCTAATGCCTTTCTAAATTGGTCTAATCCGCCAGATCTCATAAAGCGCCGCCAGTACGAGCGCAAGCTGTTTCTAAGTAACATTTAGGGCGTTATCGCCCTTTTTTGTGCATTAGTAAATATAAGGACTGATCATCCTTTTCAATCCAACACAACTCGAGGAATCTCCATGGACGGCTTTAAAACACTACCTAAGATGCAATGCTTCAAAGAAGGCGGCTCTGTAGCAGTTAAGAATATTATGAAAAAAGGCGGCAAGGCTGTGCCTGCTGTTTCTAAAAAGGACGCTGGTCCTAAAAATGCTTTGGCTGCTGGCCTAAAAGGCACAACACCTGACGTTGAAGACAAGACAACAATGACAATGAAAAAAGGTGGCCGCACCAAGAAGGAAGCTGGCACCGTTCGTAAGTACAAAGATGGTGGCGCAGTTGGCGTATATGGCGCTAAGAAATCTTCAGGCGACAAAGATAGCATTCAAAAAGCTAAAGATATCAAGCCTGCTAAAGCAGCAGCTCCATCTAAGGCAGTTACTAAGCCAGCCATGAAGGGCAGCGACGTAGCTAAAGAAAAAAGCAACCCCGCTGGCACATCTAAAGCTAAGAAAGTAAGCGAAGATGCTAAGATGGCTGACGCTGCTTCTGGCGCTAAAAAAGAGCCAAACAAATACAAAAAAGGCGGCAACGTAAAAAAGATGGCTGCCGGTAGCCAAACAGCTCCCCTAGCTACCGGCCCGGGTTCTATTGAGCGCGAGCACCAATTAGCGTTGATGGCTCAGATGCGTAAGTTGCCACCTGCAATGCAACTCCAACTCTTGCAACAACAGCAAGCTCTTGGCGGTCAAAATTCATTAAACCAAATTGCTGGTGGAATGAACCAACAACCACAACAGCAACCAATGCCGACTAATATGGGCACAATGGGACAATAATATGCCAATCGAATCTAAACAACAGCAAAAAGCCATGTACGCCGCAGCTGCTGGCAAGAGCAACATTGGCATTCCTAAAAAAGTAGGCAAAGAGTTTGTTAAGGCTGGTAAAGCCAAAGCAAACTTACCACAAAAAGTGATGAAGAAAGCCGCTGGGCGGGGTAGATAATGAAAGACTTTAATCAAACTACCAAAATGATGTGCGCTGGCAGCCACTATAAAGAAGGTGGCAAAGTGCCAGAGGCTGACTTTAATCAAGATAAAGCCATGATCAAAAAAGCATTTAAGATGCACGATGATCAACTGCATGAACGCAAGCACACCGATTTGTCTAAATTAAAAACTGGTGGCGCTGCAAAAAGAAAGAAGTAACCCGTGGCTTACTCAAATACATACAACCAGACTACGGTAAACGTTGATCAGATGATCTCCTACGCCTTCCGTGGCGCAGGTAAGCAGTCTGAAGAAATTACACCGGAGTACGTACAAGCCGCTAAACAGGCGTTGTTCTATATTTTGCAGAACTCGTCTAACCGCGGCGTTAACCTATGGCTGCTTGAAAACATCATACTTGGTGCACAAAGCAATCAACAAACATTGACAATGCCACCGGGCACCATTGATGTTCGTGAAGCTAACTGGGTGTATGTACAAACACCATCGATTGAAACACCGTTGCCGGTAGATAATATCACCTCACCGATTGTGTTTGACGGCAGTTTGAGTAATTTTGGTACAACAACAGTTGGTGAAAATTGGTTTGGTGCTCAGTATCAAACTCAAACCAGCATTTACTATATTGGTATCAATGCTTACGCGCCAGACTATGGGACTGTTACTTATACTGATTTAGTATACGAAACCAGTAACGATGGTATTACATGGGAAACACAAGCACCATTTGACACTCCCTTGGTATTGCAAGACCGCACATGGTCTTATATTCCAGTTAGTATTACCATTCCATATTACTTCCATCGTATTCGTTCAACTGGCTCAACACCATTTTCTTGCCGCCAAATTGTATTCACACAATCTCAACAAGTTATTCCATTGGCACGCCTTAACCGCGACGATTACTGGAACCTACCAAACAAACAGTTCCCTTCTGTACGTTCTTTGCAATATTGGTTTAATCGCCAAATTGATCCGGAGATGTATCTATGGCCTGTGCCTTCCAACGACTTCCAAGTATTCCAGTTGATTATTGAAAAGCAGATGATGGACGTTGGCTCATTGACTGATCAGTTATATTTGCCAAACCGTTGGATCCCTTACATTCAAGCAGCCTTGACATATGAACTGGCGTTGCAATTACCCGGAGTAGATTCTGGGCGTATTACTATGTTGCAACAACGCGCATTAGATTTCAGAACTCAAGCCGAAGAAGAAGATCGCGACAAGTCTCCAATCTACTTCCAACCTAACTACAGCTACTACACACGATAATGACTTCAGCATATCAGATGACGTACGATAACCTCGTACAAGACATTATTAATTACATGGAGCGTGATGACGCTCAATTTGTAGCGCAGATTCCTAATCTGATTGGTTTGGCTGAATCTGCTATTGCTGCGCAATTAAAAACATACTTGCAGTTAACGGTTGTTGAAACCACATTGACAGAAAATCAAGTGGTTCTCAATAAGCCAGCACGTTGGAGAAAAACCATCTCCATGAAGACAAACGGCCAGCCGATTTTGTTGCGCAGTCAAGATTACATCGCGCAGTACCAATCTGAGTCTTCACAGGGTCAGCCGCTGTATTATGCAGATTATGATTACAACAACTGGGCTATTGCACCGTATCCAGATAAAACCTATCCAATTGAGATCACTTACTATAGTGAAATCCAGCCATTAGATAGTCAAAACCAACAAAACCTATTTACCCGCGAGTGCCCACAGGCTATGTTGTTTGGTTCGCTATTGCAAGCTCAAGGCTATTTAAAAGCCATGGACAAGTTGCCGATCTGGAAGCAATACTACGACGATTCATTATCAGCGCTCAAGCAAGAAGACAACCAACGCCGCATCGACCGAAACGTTACGGTACAGGAACCTTAAAATATGTCACAATCATTTGTATCACCATTTACTG